AACGCCAGTGTCATTGACACGATTGGCGAGGTTGTAAACGGAAACCGGCCGCTTGATGACGCGTGGTTTAGCGACCGTATGCTAGACGCGACCAACGCGATTCTAAACACCCAGACCGAGCTTAAATTTACCACAATGGGGATTATCGCCGTTGAAAAGAATAACAAAAACAACATGTTGGTTCTTAATAGCTCAGGGATTGGTATTTCTAACGATGGTGGCCAAACGTTCCGCACGGCCATCACGGCAAACGCTATCGACGGTCAGGTTATCAACATTAAGAACCTGAATGCGGCTAACATTGTAGCCGGTAAAGTCAGCGGCAAAGATTTAAGTATCGACCTCGATACCGGTCAAGTACGGTTCGAACATGGATTGATTCAATCTGCGGCCAACACGTTCAGTATTAACGTTGATACCGGTAAAGTTTTATTTACCCACGGCGAGTTAAAAGGTGATGGCTTAGACATTAACCTCGACACTGGGGCGGTACAGTTTACGTCAGGTTATATCCAAGGAAACACGTCTGGCGGTGTGATCCGGCTTGACATGGATAAAGCTTCGCTTGAAAGTGTCGACGAACGCAACGCCGGCTTCCTCACAACAGAGGGGAAAATGATATTTTATAGCGACTTTTGGGGGCAAACACGCCGCGAGTTCGGAAGAATCGAGCCAAGTGTGTTAGCCGAAGACGAAAACGCGCTAAAAATAAGTGGTACTAACGGCGTGTCGATTGGTTCGACCACTGGCTCGACGTCAAGCCCGGACTTTAAAAGCGCAAGAATTGCTATCGGTTCAGACTTGTTTAGTGACAAAGGCGATATTCAAGCTCAAGCGACCGGAAAAATAAAAATGATTAGTGGCGGTAACACCTTTTTGATGAAAGATGACGACATAAACATCGGAATACTCGGAGTTGGGAAGTCAAGTTTGGTTGCTAAAGAACTAATCATCTCTACTGCTTTTAACGGACAAACCGGGATTTATTCTGGTCACACGCTTATACTGTCCGGTCCGCAAGAAATTCAAATGACTGGTGATACCAGCATATTTGGCAATTTGGGGATAACCGGCAATAAGAACGCCATCACGCCGACCCGTGACGGAATCCGTGCCACACCGGCTTATGAAATGGCTGAAAGCTATTTCGGTGATATGGGAGAAACTGTAACTGGCACTGATTGCCGTGTTAAAGTTCCGATTGATGTTATCTTCGGCGATATTGTTAACACAAACTACAAGTACCAAGTGTTTTTGCAATCGTATAGCGCGGCTCACGTCTGGGTTGCCGAACGCCACGATGAGTATTTCATCATCGAATCAGACAAACCAAACGCACCGGTAGCTTGGGAACTTAAAGCACGGCGCCGCGGACACGAAACCGAACGGCTGGAAATTTTTGATGGCGTTGAGCTAGAAGCGTTCGACGAAAAGCGCGACCCGTTAGCAAAACTTAAACAACAACAGGAGGATTCGGAAAATGACAGTAAGAACCTATAACTTAACACTCGACACGTTCACGGCTGTATTACCTGAACCGGTAATCATTCGGCGCGGAGATAAAACTGGGTCGGTGCGGATTGTCGCGACATTGAAAGACAACGGCACACCGCTCAACCTAACTGGTAAGAAGCTGGCGTTTATCGGTATGACGGCCAACAACGACGCTATCGTTAACGATACGGCCGTGACGATCACCAATGCGACCGGTGGCGTCATCACGTACGACGTTAATGGTGCGCTGGCACAACAGGCCGGAAAGATTGAAACGGCCTACTTCAGTATCGATGACGGTACAACGTTTAATGTGCGGTTCGTGGTATTAAAGTCTGCGGATATGTCGGCCGAAGCGGCTAAGGATTACGTCAGCGTTTTAGATGACTTGATTGGTAAATTCGAGCATTCACTTGACGACGTTAAGGCACAAATCGCCGTTGTTCAAGGCGATATGACGAACCTTGAAAACCGGGTCGCGCAAGCGTTAAAAGATTTGGAAGCCGGCAACTTTTACACCAAGACGGAAAGTGATACGCGATTCGTTAAGTCGGACGAAACGCCACAAAACCTATTGAGCCATACCAATAGCCCTTTTTTTTCAAAATATAATGGCACAAGCAATGGCGGCGCGGCCGGTGTGTTTATGGCTACCAAGAAACTATCACAGCTCGCGTCAGGCGCCGACGTATGGTTATCATTCGACGCTGAAATGACTGCGCCTGATAGCTCACACCTTGCGTTAGGATTGGACGATAGCCCCTATGTCGGAATTTGCGGCGCAACGCTCGACCACTCCGGCCACTATTTTGTCAAGGGCAATTTACCGCGTGCAATCGCAAAGGGTGAAACGATCGTGTTAACGATTGATAAGGCAGCTATCTTAATTAAGATTAGTAACGTCGCAATGTATCATGTTGGCAAAGATTATGGCTATCACCCGGCGGCTGAACAGCTTGCCGATAATTCACTATCAGCCGTTAACCTGATTGCCGAGGGTGCTTATTTTGACCAAAATCCGTCTAACGGGAAAGACGCTGACACCCGCCACGGAAACTGGACAGCTGTCACCCTTGAAAATGCTGGATTTTATCTAACGACCGGGACACACGCGTTCTATCACGGTGGAATCGATAACATGCTGATTTTATCAGCAACTGAAGCAAAAGAGGTGTTTATTAAGTCCGCAACGTTCGGGGTAACTCCCGGCGATAGATTGTCATGGCAATTGGGATTGTTTGGTACGAGTAACACTATTAGCGTTGATATTTTTATGGTTTTTAATACCGGTGCACGGATACTGATTAACAAATTCAATCCATCGCCAACACGCATTGAGTATTTATCAGGGGGCGTGCAAGTGCCTACCGGCGCAACTTCAGCATACTTCCGGATAGACAATAATGGAACAAGTACAAGCACCGCCGCGTCGATTTATGTGGCCGATGTTCAAGTTGTGCGGCGTGCCGGGGTATATCAGTGGGCGCCATCTGTAAGTGAGTTTAACCGGACTAACCGGGCCAACGGTGAGGAAGCATGGGGCGCGTTCGCTAACCGAAACGCTAACGACTTTATGGTGGATAGTTATGGTTTAAAAACCGGCTATATTCAAGCCAACGCGACTAATAACCCAGCCGGAGCTGATTCAATGCGTATTATCCAGACTAACGCCCCTAGCCGGTTCGGTATCGCGTTCGGACTGTCCGGGAACCCCGATAAGGGAATGTACACGCGTGTAATGAACGGCACAACGACGCCTAACCCGTGGTATAAGGTACCATACTCTAACTATCACGGTGTTGCCAATGACTGGGGTGGTGATATCGATATCGCTAACGCCAACGTAAATTTTGACGATTACAAACAATCAGGAATTTACTGGTTTGGCGGTAATGCTAACGCAAAAGGGCTTCCATCAATTTTAAAAGGCGCCGGAATGTACGGCTACATGGAAGTCGTAAACGGTGGCGGAGCGACTTTTCAAACTGTTCACTGGATTACTGAACAGCACCGAACAATCGCACGTTCTTATGGCGGTAATCCGGCTAGCTGGGGCGTGTGGACTGAATACCAACGGCAAGTAATCAGTTAGGAGGCCGAACCATGAAGCATAGCATGTATGACAACATGATTAAAAATCGTTTCTGGCTGTGGCAAGCAATCAGCACGTACGGCCTTGGTGTTGTATTTCTGATCCGGGGTAGTACTTCTAGCTACCTCGGAATACTAGATGACCCGCCAATGATTTTTAATATTGCGGTTGTCGGAACACTAACCATCGTGTACGCGTTGTGGGACATTAACCACCTCGCTTTCAAGACTATCGTAGCCAGTAGCACGACGTTCGTATGGCTGTTGTTCCTTGTGGCGTTTACGTTCGAGGAACACGCCGGCGGCCATTGGATAGGGATTGAAAACATGTACGCGGCTGTGACGCTAGGTCGGCTAGTATTCGAGGTGATTTTTGATGATTGACGGAGGAGTGAGGAACATTGAGCGACCCTGTACTTGTAGCACTTATAACCGCGTCCGGCTCGGTTGCGGTCGCTTTCATCACGGTTTACTTTAATAATAAGCCAAAACACGACAAGGACGCGGAACTGGAAAAAGAGTTGCTAGAACTTAAAAAAGAATTAAAGGAGTATGAAAAAAATGAAAAACGCGACTGACATTATTATTGCATTCGCGGCGCTGGCCTTGCCAGTAGTCGCACAAGCCATTGGGGCACAACTTGAAAAGCACAAGCGCGCACAAACGATCGTTAGCCTGTTACAGCCATTAGCACGCGACGCAGTTATCGCCGTCGAGCAATGGAACAAAACCGCCATGGTTGATGGCAAGTCACAAAAGGGTAACGCCGTCATGTGGGTGCGCGACAATCTTGATAAACTCGGATATGATGACGTCGATTGGGATATGGTAGCAAACGCTGTTGAGGGCGCGTATAAGCGTCGGAAAGATAACGAGGTGTAATAATGTTCAAACGCATTTCAATCGTGTTAGGAGCCATTTTAGCGCTGTCTGTCGGTGCGTCAGTTAACGCGCAAGCGGCGAAGGGTGACCAAGGTGTCGATTGGGCCGTTTATCAGGGTCCGAACGGGGTGTTTGGCTATCCGTCTGACAAGTTCGTTATCAGCCAAGCCGGTGGTACAATCCACGGAAAGTTGTACGAACAATGGACTTACAAAACTCAGGTAGCGAGCGCAATTGCGGCCGGCAAGCGCGCCCACACGTATTTATGGGGCGAGTTTGGTTCCAGTAAGTCACAAGCCAAGGCAATGCTTGATTACATGTTGCCAAAGGTTCAGACGCCCAAGGGCTCGATTGTGGCCCTTGATTATGAGGACGGTGCACAGGCCAGCAAGTGGAATGGCTACAAGTACGTCAGCACCCCAGCCGAGAAACAAGCCAACACTGACGCGATTAAGTACGCATTGAAAATCGTTGCCGATCACGGCTACACGCCAATGCTGTACGGCTACTTGAACTATTTCAACGACCATATCTATCTTGGACAAATTTCAAAGACGTACAAGTTATGGCTAGGCGAATATCCTGACTACAAGGTCACGCCAAAACCGAATTACAACTTTTTCCCGAGCTGGGAAAATGTAGCGTTGTTCCAGTTTACTAGCACGTATATTGGTGGCGGTCTTGATGGTAACATTGACCTAACTGGAATCACCGATAACGGCTACGCTAAGAACGACAAGCCGCACACCAGCACACCAGCCATTAATGTCGGTAAAAACGCCGATAAGACGCCCAAGCATGATATTAAAGCCGGTGATAAGGTCAAGGTTAAGTTCTCGGCACGTCACTGGTCAACCGGTGAACGTATTCCTAGCTGGGTAAACGGCAAAACGTACAAGGTTGCCAAGGTTAGCGGCAAAAAGGTATTGTTAGCCGGGATTAATAGCTGGATCGCACGTAGCAACGTTGAGATTCTACAAACGAAGCCTGTACATGCCACTGTAAAGCTACCTAAGGGCGTTAAGCGTGAATCCGGTACATTCACCGCTAACACGACTTTACGCGTCTGGAATCGCCCCGGAACGTCTTACACGGGAGTTAACTACTACCGTGGCGAATCAGTTCGCTATCAAGGATATATCCGCAATGGTAACTACGTCTATGCGGCCTACCAGTCACACGGCGGTGCATGGCACTATATGGCCGTACGTGAAAACGGGGTTGCGTTAGGCACGTTCAAGTAGTAAACTATAATCAATCGAGCACAACACACGTATTGCCGGTGTTTTGGTTGTGCTAACACCTATGCGCAATTAAGCCACTCTCAACGGAGTGGCTTTTTTTAGTGCACAAAAAAACCGTTGACGGTTGTGCAAGGCCGCCAGCGGTTAATCAGGTGTGTTGTGAAAGTAAATGAAAGTAAATATCGAACAAACAGAACGTTATACGGTTTTCCAAGCCGTGGATTAACTATATCATATTGGAAATAAAAAAACCACCCTGAATTTAATCAAGGTGGGAAAACTCACAAGGGACGGTACCGAGAAAGGGTAATAAAGCGGTGCCGTGGGTACATTATAACATAATTTTATAAAAGGGGTTGACTGGCGTTATGTTGTGATATAATATATAGACATTGAAAAGGAGGTAATAACATGTTGGTAATTGATGTAGCAAGCTTATTAATTGGTATGGTTGTCGGCGGTTTCTTAACATACGCATTCACGAAAGGAAATAATTAAATGGACGTTATAACTGGGCTGGCGATACTTGCAGCCATTATTATTGTTGGTTACTTAATCGGAGGAGATTATAGACTATGAACAAATTATATAAGCTATTTAAAGAACAATTCACGGAAGTTTCACACAACAAGCTATCGGAAACAATCGAGGTACACTATAACGGCGTTAGTTATGTGATTGCCTACGATGGTGGTAAAGCGGCTATGGCCGGAAGCAACGGACACATGTGGCTAGCTACTGGTGATATGCAGACGATTGTTAACAAATTCGGAGGTTATATCAATGGATAATTTAATTGAGATTTATAAGCGTCGCGGCGAGATTACAGACAGCCAGTTGTTAGACATTATGGCGTTCCAGCTTGAACCACAGGGCGAGGTTGCATATATCGGCAAGGACAAGCAATACATTGTGACGTCGATGGGACAGGTGTTCCGCGACTACCATGTCGTTGACCGTTCCGACGGTTCGTGGGCCGAGTACCCTATGATGTTCGTTACCCAGCGCCAAACAGCCAGCGGGGCACTAGACGTCAATATCGACAATGTGATCCATAGGGTTTCACGGCTGGTAGCAACTGCATTCGTTCCTAACCCAATGGGGCGACGGTACGTGTGCCACAAATCTAACGACGTTATGGACAATCGAGCCGTTAACCTATATTGGGCGGATAGCCCACGCGGAACAATCAGCGAGGAGGACTAAACATGACATTAAGTTATACACACATGGCACGCTATATTGACAACGAGGCACGAGCATACGCACACTACGTTAAACATGACGAAACAGCATACCCAACTGACAATTTAGCCGCACCGTTAGTATATGGTCGGGTCGCACACTCGATTCTAAGCGGCAAGGAAAGCGATATAAGCGATTTAGAAGAACAGTCAATGTATTTACGCGGAAACGAGGAGAATGGCCTTAAAGTGGCTTTTAAGGGGATTCACGACGCTGTCGTCCTCGCTGAGAATGCACGGGACGAGATTCTAGCCGGTGAACGTTACGAAACTGAGGTGCCATTAGAAGATGATACGTTCAACGGCCGGCTTGATGTATTAAGCACTAGCCATATCATCGACTATAAATTCGTGAACGTGTCTAACTTCGACAAAGTTTGGGCCGGTGATCGATACGATGATTGGATTTATTCGACACACTACGCACTACAAGCGGCTGTGTATATGGCACTGATTGGCCGTGATATTAAGTACAACGTTATCGCTATTGATAAAAAATCACTAGAACGGCGCGTGTACGATATGAGTGACCTAGCCTACAATATGGATATGGCGGACGACATTGAAACACTTGTCAACCGAATCAACGCCATCGAGCGCGGTGAAATTGAGCCAGTGTTTACAAACGACAACAGCGAGTGGTCAAAGGCGTACATGAGTAGCTTGCCAATTTCATCTGGATTCACCGTTGCATATGATGGTCGGCTATGATATTATGTATTTACGACATGTAAGACCTCCTAAACTTACTTGATACAGACAGCTGAAAACGAACTGCGAATGTTCAATCGAAATTCTAAGGAATTAGAAAATTAGAGAAAATTATTCGCAGTTCGTTTTTTGTATATAAAGGGGATATAGTAGTATAAAGAACTATATATGTTTCTTATTTCTTATTAGGGTACCTGTACCCCTTGCTAGGCGCGAAATTGACCCAATTAGAAATACTATTATTTTTTACGAATTTTGCTTGTATTTATAATTATTTTATGCTATATTAGTTAAGTCGAAAGGGACGTTGGCTATCAATAATCGACGAAATAATTACAAAATTACAGTCCAATAATAGCCAAAATAAGAAAATCACGAGGAGAGATAAGCATGAAAAAAGTAACGAACCTAAAAGATGGCGCGAATATTTTTGTAGTATTAGGTCAGGTCGGGTCAGGTAAGACGGCCCTCACGTTAGGGCACCCCGGCAAAAAGCTGGTCGTCAGTTTCGATGGA